CGCCTTCTCTCCCTCTACTGTAAACACGCCATAGTCGGCGACCTCGCTACCATAATTTGCCCGTGCCAGCTCCATAGCGCCCTCTATATCGTTCGCCTTTAGGTGAGCTGTAAATACCAGCTTAACTTCTTTCATTGATCTCCCCCTAGCGAGCTGCTTACTTTCCACGTAAGTTCCATTACCTCATTACGCTTATTGATATTGCCCTCGCTCTCTAGCACTTTAGTCCATTCCTCTAAGGCGTAGATGACGTCTTTCTTTTCTTGTGCGTTTAGCATTGTCTCTCCCTCTTGCTCTTTACAGGTGGGGCAGATGTTGCCCTCTCCCTCTTGCTCGTCGTACTCTCTCTCACACTCACCGCATTTAATCTCGTTGAGCTGGTGGTTGCCCCAGGGATCCGAATCGTAGTAGCTCATTTTTAGACCCAGTCGGCTTTATGTGTGTCGCACATTGTCAATGGATCAACATAAAGTGCTGGCAGGTGATGCGCTTCTGCGAAGCACATACCACATTCCATTTCAAAGTTGATTTTTTGGGTCATCAAGCCACCAAGCCCTTTAGTCGTTTGTACTCTTTCGGGGTGATATTGATCGAAGGGTAGGCCTCGAACTCTCCACTCTTGCGAATCTCACGCAAGACCTCTCCGCCGTCGTCGTAGCCTTCAGGGTAGAAGCCCAAAAAGCTTCCGGCTAGTGATAGATGAATCCAACCCCTGCGCGGGTTGCCGTTGGTGTCATTTTGCGCGTTTACTTTTACTAGCATCTCTTTCTCTCTTTCTCTTGTCTGCCTAGTTGCAGACTACCACACTCTACCTGATAGGCAGAGCGTGATAGTACGCCTCTAGTACTCTTTCCCTGTTGCCTTGCAATAGACCCAGTAACCGCCCTCGATCGTAGCCCAAAGACCCAGCGCTCCCACGATCAAGACCGCAAAGCTCATTAGGATCGATCCTAGATAGATGAGTTCGCTCATTACTTGCTTTCCTCTCTTGTAAAGAATCTCCCAGCGTGGCGGTCTGTCCAGTGGAACGATATCTCTCTGGCGGTCCAAGCCTCATCATTGCCGTCAAGGTCTTGCGGTTCATCTAACTGTAGGGCAATCATCGAAATGAGATTATCCATTTGCTTTTCTGTAAGTCTTGAATCGGTCTTGAATTGAACTGTGATCGTGTGCTTCATTGTAGTTTCCCTTTTCTCTCTTAGTTGTCGGTGTTGTGTGAGTTCAAAAGCTCGTTGAGTTGCTTGATCGTTATTGACTCAAAAAGGACCTTTGCGACCAGTTCATTGAGTGCGTTCTCTGTCTCTGTCTCGTCATTGTCGCTAACGATCAGATTATCAAATCCAACTATCTTTACCAGTTGGTCATATAGCGATCGAGAAAGTGTCTCCACGACCGGTGAGACAAGATCAGTGAAGGCTTGGTGCTGGGTTGCCTTTATCCACAGTTCTTGATCATTAGTGATGTCCATTTGCTTCTCCCTTTCTTACCTGATGACCTCATCAGTGGCCGAATTACGGCGCAGACGCCCGAAGGCGTTTCGGTCTTAGTATTGGATATCGTAGCCGAAGGTCGTGCAATGATCCTCGTAGGCTTCCCAAGCTTTATCAGCGATCGGCTTGATGTATTCATAGCCGCGAAAGACCGCCGCCATACTTTCGATCGTGGCTTCGGTAATGCCACCATCTTTAAGAGCGTTTGCCACGATATCTTTGATTTGATCGATATCCTTATCAACGCTTGCTTGATAGTGCTTATGACTACGCATTAGTCGCTTGTTGCGATCATCGAAATCTGCCTTGGTCGGTGTTGCCATTTCTTGCCCCTTTCGGTTGGTGTGAGCAAATCATTGCCTATGGGGTATAGGCGTGTCAAGCATATTTACATAACAGTTTGATAACGATTTGCTGAGAGTTTCCTGAGCCTTGGCAGGGTCTAAAGTAGTTGAACTTTCAACTATCTGTAACTCTATAGTAGAGGTTGAGGGTTAGCTCACGGATCATTGCAACGGGTCTTGGCAATCAGATTCGGATCGAGTCCCTGATCGGTGGGGTTGCCGGAGATGTAGTAAGCCAGCCGGCTTTAACTAACCCCTTGGACAATTTCGCCCCCTATGTCTACCGTCTGCCCTGCCCTGCCCTGCGGTCTGCCCTGCCCTGCCCGTCTCACAAGGTGAGACGCACCCCCCTATGCTAAATCTGAGTCGCAGGGGGCATATATACCCCAACAAAAAATATTTGCTAAAGTGAGATCCCCGTAATATGGCTCTGACCTGCGGTTATGTACTGTGTGACTAACGTCACATTAGCAAAACGGGAATTGGTCTAAATTTCCTGCCTTATATATAGTAAGGGAGTAAAGCGGGGAATGGTCCGGTTTACGAGCTGTACGCTACGGGTGGAACCCTTCGCGTAGCCCCCTAGGGCGAAGCGATCAGTACCACTAAATACGGGATAATTCTATTCAGTATTGAATCTCATTATGTGAGACAATCAGCTTGGTATAAAACTCATACCGAACTTGGTATAAGGAATCTGTGATTCCGGCCCTTTGAATATTCCGGCCCTATTTTAGGAGATTACGTGGCTGATAACTCAGCAGATATAGCCAAGCGTATTATCCTTGGATGTGTAGCAGAAGGTATGACTATCGACGCGGCCTGTGGCAGCGCCGGTAAGTCTATTAAGACCTACGAGTACTACCGTCGCACCGATAAGATTTTTGCAGACAAAGTAGATCGTACCCGCCTTGGGTTGAAGGAGAAGTCCTTTGCATCCGGCGATGTTCACGATATCGACTTCGTGGAGTTCCGCCAGAAGTTCCTGCACAGCCAGACCTTCCCGCACCAGAAGAACCTCATAGATGTCATCGAAGGGCGTGAACCTTCGTGGTTCCACCCCAGTATGAAATATGAGCCAGGACTTGCCTCGAACCGCGTCCTGATAAATATTCCGCCAAACCACGCAAAGTCGATTACGGTCACCGTTGACTACGTTACCTGGCAGGTAGCACGTAACCCCAACTTCCGAGTACTGATAGTCTCACAGACACAGCAGCTCGCAGCAGACTTTCTCTACGCCATCAAGCAGCGACTAACGCATCCGATGTATGCAGACCTCCAGAGCGCTTATGCAGCTGGCGTAGGGTTTAATTCTAAGACCGCCTCTTGGCAGGCAACCCGCGTTACCTTCGGTGATGAGCTTCGTGAGTCTTCTGAAAAGGATCCGAACATCGAAGCCGTCGGTATCGGCGGTCAGATTTACGGTAAGCGTGCCGATATGATTATTGTCGATGACGCCGTTACCCTCAAGAACGCTAATGAGTTTGAGAAGCAAATCCGGTGGTTAACCCAAGACGTGCGTTCTCGTCTTAACCCAACCGGTAAGTTAATTATTATTGGTACACGAGTAGCCTCGGTAGACCTATACCGCGAGCTACGCTCTGAGGATAGATACCCAGGTGGCCTTGTCCCTTGGAAGTATCTAGCGATGCCAGCCCTGCTTGATGCAGATGAAGACCCCGACAAGTGGGTTACCCTTTGGCCTGCCTCAGATGCACCCTTTGATGGACAGGCAGAATCGGATAAGAACGATGACGGCCTATATCCACGCTGGTCTGGTCGTAACTTGTATAACGAACGTCAAGCGATGGATGCTAGTACCTGGGCTTTGGTCTACCAGCAACAGGATGTATCTGAGAACGCTGCCTTTGACCCCGTATGTGTAAAAGGTTCTATTGATGGAATGCGTAAGGCTGGCAACTTAGTTGCAGGCCACCCAGGACATCCACGAGACTTAAACGGCTTTACCTACATCTGTGGGCTAGACCCTGCGATGATTGGCGATACCGCAGCTATCTGTTACGCCATTGATAGATCAACGAGCAAGAGGTACATAGTAGATGCTATCAAGATTAGCCGCCCGTCTCCAGCCGATATCCGTAATCTTATTTTTGATTGGACATCCCTATACTCACCGTCCGAATGGATTGTTGAGAAGAACGCCTTCCAATCTTTCTTAACGCAGGACGAAGGCATCCGTATGCACTTAGCTTCCCGCGGCGTGCAGTTCAAGGAACACCATACAGGTTCTAATAAATGGGATGCCGGTTTCGGTGTGGCATCTATGTCTACCCTTTTTGGTACCAAGCAGTTTGATGGTAAGCACCATCGAGATAACTTAATACATCTTCCATCAGATCAGACCGAGAACATTAAGGCTCTGATAGAGCAGTTGATTACCTGGACTCCAACGACTAAGGGTAAGACCGATATGGTAATGGCACTGTGGTTCTGTGAGATTCGAGCACGTGAGATGCTTAACTACGGTCAGTATGCAACCCACCATATGAAAAACCCTTTCCTCTCTCGTCACGAGATAGGTAAACGCACAGTGATTAACTTAGAAGAAGCATTCGCAGAACAAAACAAAATCAGAGTCATATAGGAGACATAATGAAGATACGTGGAGAATCAGGCGCTGTTCCCTTTAGAGGTGCAATGGCAGGCGGAGCACGCCCCGTTGCAAAGGCAGCCGCAAAGGTTGTTGCAAAGGCAAAGGCAAAGTCTACTGCTAAAGCAGCAAAAGGTTTGAAAAAATCAAATGAAAAAATTACAACTGAAGTAATCCAGAAGAGAAGCGTCAGAGTAGTCCCACCAAAGAATAAGTAAGGATACCGTTATGGCTAAGAAAAAAGAAACCGACTACCGTGCTGGTAGCGCATTGCTTAAGAAGCAACTAGCAGCACGTGCTGGAAAGCCTATTGGACTTCCTTCAAAGAAAAATGTTGTTAGCGCTGCTAAACAAATTGGTGGAGCGGCTCTTCTTATTGCCGGACCAGGTAAAGTAGTTAAAGGTGCTCAAGCAGGAGCAAAAGCAGTTGTTAAAGCAGCAGCAAAAAGACAAGGCAAAAAAGAAGTTGCCAATACTAAAAAGGCAGTTCGCTACGTTGTAGAAAAAGTACAACCTAAAACTATTGCTGAAAATAGCGTAAAAGTACGCAGAGGAAATCCTGCTGAAGCTAAAAGACTTAATGAACTTAGTAACAAAAGAACACAAGATATTGCAACTGGAAAAAGAGCAAAGAGCGAAGAGGCTTCAGTAAAAAATATGAAGCCAGCAAAAGTTGTAAAAATCAACTCAGGAACATCAAAGTCTTCAACTAAAAAGAAGTAAGGACCCTACATTGTTATCAGTCAAAGAAGTTGACGCGAAACTATCGCGGCTACGCCAACGGTCTGCGTCCCGCGACCAGCGTATGCGCGACGTGCTTTCGGTACGTCAAGGAGATATCTCAAAGGTATTTCCATCTATGTTCTCCGAGGACTATCCTAAGCCTCTCGTTGCCAACTTCATTGACGTAGCAGCACGCGATCTAGCAGAAGCAATGGCACCACTGCCATCCTTTAACTGTTCAGCGACCAATATGGTTTCCGATACGGCCCGTAAAGGTGCAGATACTCGTACCCGCATTGCCAACTTCTATGTTTCAAACTCTGACCTACAGCTCCAGATGTACACCGCAGCCGACTGGTATAACACCTATGGTATGTGCGTTGGTATGGTTGAGATGGATTACGATGACAACAACCCACGTATCCGTATGCTCAACCCATTCGGTGTCTACCCAGAGCTAGACCGTTACGGCAGAACATTATCTGTGACTCAGGTTATTATTACCGATGCAGAGTCTTTGGCAGCGCAGTACCCAGAGTTCTATGAGCAAATCCTTGGTCGCAACCAGTACCAGCTATCTTCACCGTATGTGTCAATGGTTCGCTACCACGACAAGGATCAAGACCTACTCTACTTACCAGAGCGTAAGAACCTAGTCCTATCTTCAACACCTAACATTCTTGGTAAGTGTATGGCACGTACCGTAATGCGTTCATCCCTAGACGGAGAAGCACGCGGTCAGTTTGATGATGTACTCTCAGTACAACTCGCTCGTGCTCGCTTTGCTATCTTGCAGATTCAGGCAGCTGAGAAGTCTATCCAAGCACCTATTGCTATCCCACAGGATGTGCAAGAACTTGCACTTGGACCAGATGCAATTATGCGTTCTGCTAACCCACAAGGCATTCGTCGCGTACCACTTGAACTCCCACCTGGAGTCTTTACTGAATCCGGCGTATTAGAACGTGAACTTCGTATGGGTGCTCGTTACCCAGAATCACGTTCAGGCAACATCGACGCATCTGTGGTCACTGGTCGTGGTGTGCAAGCACTTCAGGCTGGATTTGATACACAGATTAAGGCAGCACAGGCACAGTTTGCTCGACTATTTACAGAACTTGTTTCTCTTTGCTTTGAAGCAGATGAGAATGTATTCGGCGGTATCCCAAAGACTATTAAGGGATCTGACGATGGAACACCGTATGTACTCAAGTACATCCCATCACGTGACATTAAGGGCGAGTACGGCGTAGATGTCCGTTACGGCATTATGTCTGGTATGGATCCTAACCGCGCCATCATTGCTTTGCTACAAATGCGTTCAGATAAACTCGTCTCACGTGACTATGTACGCCGTGAGATTCCAATGGACCTTAACGTTACACAAGAGGAACAACGTGTTGATATTGAAGAGATGCGCGACTCTTTGCGCGTTGCTGTTGCTCAGTACGCTCAG